GACCAAGATCAGCTTTATGTGGATTGTTTACCACAATCTTACCATCTTCTGTCAAGCTAAAGAGGGCTCCTTCTTCTGCGTTACCAAGGATTGGATTTTCCACCATTTTTTCATTGCGGATACCAACGGCTACACCACCGATTCCTTGTTTCAACAATTTAACTGCGTGTGCTCCCATACGTGATGCAAGAACACGGTCACGCGCTGTAGGTGAACCACCACGTTGGATGTGGCCAAGCTCAGTCACACGAAGGTCACTTTCATCACCAGCTTCTTTCAACGCTTTACCAAATTCATCTGCAGACATCACGCCTTCAGCCAAGATGATGATGTTGTGGGTACGACCTTTTGCGTAACCTTCTTTGATGCTCTCAACAACTTCTTCGATCTTGAATCCTTCTTCAGGGATGATGATTTCATCTGCACCAGATGCAATCCCTGCCCAAAGAGCGATATCTCCAGCATTACGTCCCATAACTTCAATTACGAAAGTACGGTGGTGACTAGATGAAGTATCACGGATCTTATCGATCGCGTCCATTGCAGTTGTGACTGCCGTATCAAAACCAATTGTAAAGTCAGTTCCGACGATATCGTTGTCGATCGTACCAGGAAGACCAACAGCTGGGAATCCAAGCTCAGTCAAGCGCATCGCACCATGGTAAGAACCATCTCCGCCAATAACGACAACACCTTCGATCCCGTGTTTCTTCAATTGCTCGATCCCTTTTAATTGACCTTCGCGTTGTGCGAATTCAGGGTAACGAGCTGAATGAAGGAAGGTACCACCACGGGAAATAATATCTCCAACAGATGAGGCGTCAAGGGGCTGAATTTTACCAGCAACCATTCCCGCATATCCATCATAGATACCGAAAACTTCCATTCCTTCTGAAATTGCTTGACGAACAACTGCACGGATGGCAGCGTTCATTCCAGGGGCATCTCCACCACTAGTTAAAACAGCAATACGTTTCATTTCGTTGTTTGCTCCTTTTTTTCTTTTACATTCTACGTAATTATAACACAAAGAAGACTAAAATTCTCGTATTTTTCGCAGTTTTTACCGATAAATCGTTTTCATAACGAGATTCTTTAATTCATCTTCCAATTCTTTGTTTTTCTGGACTGTATAGCCCTTCAATTGAAGAGTTTTTTTCTCGTCTTCATAGCGTAATATCACAGGATATGGGCCCGGATATTTTTTCAAGATAGAAAGAATTGTTTTATCCTGACGATGATCGAGCAACTGGATCCAGAACTTTTCATTGGTTGCAAGTTGCACCTCTGCTAGAATCATCTGCAAGCGCCCATCACGCTCTTGTATCTTCCCTGTCAAGTAATAAAAGCCACCTTCTTTTATCAAAGAGGAAAATCGATTGTAGGTTTCAGGGAAAAGGGTCACATCCAATTTTTTCTTGGTATCACTGACTTGTAAGAAAGCCATGAGATCACCCGACTTGGTTCGAATCGTTCGAATGTTTTGTATCTCAATGAGAATGCGTGCCTGCTCTCCTTGAACTAATTGAGAAATTGGTTGGATCTCGTAGGGACTCATTTGCCCAATCGCAACCAATGGGTGAGTACTGAGCCCGACGCCAATAATGGCCTCTTCCTTCTCATATTTTTCAGCCTGGCTAAAGTCCTCCGTTTCTGTCCAGGAATAGTTAGAATCCGCAAACAAACTGCCTAGCTCATCAGCAAAGACAAACAAATTCGGCAAATTGTGAAGCACCTTGCGCCTATTTTTTTCAAAAATGTCAAACAATCCAAGCTCCACTAAAGGTGTTAACAAAGGCAATTTATGATACTGATTGGGTAGTCGTAAAATAAAATCTTCGACACTTTCAAAGGGACGATTGTCAATGATCCAATATGCTAAATCTCTTGGGAGTCCCTTGATATTTTTCATTCCCAAGTAGATTTTCCGATCCTGGAACTTATCTCTGTAAGGGATGGTGTTGATGGATAATGGCGCGACTTTAAAATCAAACTGGAGAGCATCTGTCAGATAATCGCTACTCGAATAATTGAGCATGACATCAAAGAAAACATCTGGATAATGGACCTTGAAATAGGCCATCTGAAAGGCCAAGGCAGAATAGGCATAGGCATGAGAACGGTTAAACCCATAGCCTGCGAATTTTTCCATGATCGCAAAGACCTCTTTGGCTTTTTCTTCCGTATGCCCAAGTTTAAGAGCACCTGCGACAAAATCGGCTTCCATCTTGTGCATTTCAGCCACATTTTTTTTGCCCATAGCCCGACGTAAGATATCGGCTTTCCCTAGGCTAAAACCTGCAAAACGCTGGGCAACCTGCATGACCTGCTCTTGGTAGAGCATGATCCCATATGTGGGCCGTAAGATTGCTTCAATAGCTGGATCTAAAATCTCAACTTTTTCCTGGCCGTGCTTTCTTTTGACGAAATTGTCAATGTAATCACTAGCGCCTGGACGATTGAGAGAGGTGGTCGCTACCACTTCTTCGAAATGATTGGGTCTCACTCGTCTCAAGAGGCGAATGGCTCCAGCCTGTTCAAATTGGAAAATCCCCTTGGTATCCCCAGCAGCAAACAAGGCCAAGGTTTCTGGATCTTCTAAATCAATGGCTTCAATCACGATCTCTTCTTGGTACTTTTCATAGACGGCTTCCTTCATTTTCTGAACAAAGGTTAAATTTCGCAGACCCAAAAAGTCCATCTTTAACAGACCATTGGCTTCAACCGCATGGGCATCATACTGGGTGACAAACATGTCTTCTCCATACTTGAGAGGAATGTGATCCGTCAAATCCTGGTCACTCATCACAACCCCAGCCGCGTGGATCGAGGTTTGTCTAGGTTGGCCTTCTATTCTTTTGGCAATTTCAAAGCCACGTTCAAATTCTGCTCGGCTATGAATCACTTGTCGAAAAGCTAGATTCTGTTCATAAGCTGTCGTCAGTGTATCCCTAAACCCAATCCGCTTGGTAATGGAGGTCAATTCATACTCTGGTACCCCAAAACGTTTGAAGACATCTCGAATGGCTTGTTTGGCCCCAAAGGTTGAAAAGGTCACGATTTGAGCTGCATGGTAACTCCCGTAACGGTCTCGCACATAGCGGATAAATTCTGGACGATAGATATCAGGAATATCAATATCAATATCCGGCATGGTGTAGCGCTCCACATTTAAAAAGCGCTCAAATAGGAGGTTCTTCTCCACAGGATCAATCCCTGTAATCCCTAGGGAATAGGCTACCAGTGAGCCTACAGCAGACCCACGTCCCATTCCCATATAATAGCCTTGACTCCGTCCGAAACGAAGAAGGTCCCAGACAATCAAGAAATAATCATCAAAGCCCATCTGGTGAATAATGTCTAATTCATGCTCCAGACGTTCTTGATAGACCGGACTGGTCAAGTTCTTTCGAAGGAGACCCGCTTGAGCTAATTCTCTCAGTTCCTCAACAGCTGGTTTCTGAGGATTGAAGCGAGGCAATTTCAACTGGGTGTCAATATCATATTGAATCCCTTGGACTAGTTTTTCCAGATTTGTGATGGCTTGAGGAAATCGCTCTGCAAAATCATTCTTTAAATCCTGAGGAGTTTTTAGGACTGTTGTCGGATCAATTGGTCCTGTTTCCGTCAAGCTTTGATTGTCCTTGATGGCTGCCAGCATCTGCATGGCTTCCACATCCCCAGCCTCAAAAAATCGAACGGTATGAAGAGGGAGCACAGGGTGGCTAAACTCTTGGACCGGCGTATCCGCAAAAACTCCGATGAAGTAATCTAGATCAAGAGGCAGGTCTCTGCTAGCAAAAGGAGCTGGGACAATGACTGCTAGTCCTTCTGTTAGGTGCTTCACATCCTCCCAATTGCTCTTCCCCATCATTTTAACAGTTGATATCTTCATCAGATTTTGGTAGCCCTTAGTAGACAAAGCCAGCATCCGAAACGGAATTGTTTCATTGTCTACTTCTAGTTCAACCTCCAAACCAACTAAAGGGGTGATATTATGCGACTGACAGACTTCGATTAATTCATAAGCACCATACAAATTATCTACATCCATGATTCCCAATGCGTTATAACCCATGCTTTTAGCCACTTGTACATAGTCTTTTATGGTCACAAGACTTTCCATAAAGGTATAGACTGATTTGGTATCTAGCTGTGCAATCACTTTTCTCTCCTCCCTCACTAGTCTATTTCGAGGACTCATTTTTGAACAAAAAAACACCACTGCTACACAATGATGTCTCAACAACGGAAGACATGGGATTCGAACCCACGCACGCTTTTACACGCCTACCGCGTTTCCAACACGGCCTCTTAAGCCTCTTGAGTAATCTTCCATGAATAAAAATATGGAGCCGGTGGGAGTTTCTAAAACTCAATCATATCGCTGTTTTTAGATTTTAGGGTCTGTTTTAGGTACTGACTTCTAAAACTCCACAAGTTTATTGTTCACATTGTTAGTTTAGCATAGCTTCAAAAAAAGTTCAAGCTTAATTATAAAAGAGATACAGAATGAAGCTATTTAATAGGAAAAAATCTTTTATTTTTTAAAAAAAGTTAATAAAAACTCTTGACTTGATACAACTTTAGTTGTATAATATATACATAAGGTTAAGGAGGAAACCTTAGACAAGGAAACTAAAGAAAGGAAAAATAAATGTTAAAGCGAAGAAAAAAGCCAGTCAAAGCTAAAACGAATAAGCTAGTAGTCAAAATCAACTTGTTCATCATAAGCATTGAGTGGCACATCGAATTCGGATAGTGAGCAATCACTATCCGCCCCAATAGGGGCTTGCTTTAATTATAACAGGTATCGTGATGAAAGTAAAATTTAATGTTAAAAAAACCACAGCTAGAGAAAAACTTGAGTTTATTTTAGGGCTTCTGTTGATCGTGGTGATCATTTGGTTTTTTGTGAGGTAAATATGTTAGTTGATATCAATGCTATTAAATGGCTACTAGAAAATGCCACAGCCTATTCAATTAGTAAAAATTGTGGATTATCCACTCAAGCTGTAGATAAATATAAAAATGGTATTTCTGATATTATGAATATGCGTTTGAAACACGCAATTAAAATGACAGAATACGCCAATCAGTTAAAAAACAAAAAGTGATGGTTATTTAATCATCACTTTTTTTGATCTAAAGACCCATTGCTTATAGCACAGAATCAAAAAAACATAGTCATTCTATTGAGGTTATAACGGACAATTTTAAAAATGTCTATTAGAACAGAAAAAGCCCCTCCAAAAAAGGAGGGGTTAAATTATCCTATAAAGTCTCTGGCCACGGATCATCTGTGATATAGGACATATCAGTAAATCGCAAGTCTCCGATGTCTCTATCCGTTGGTACTGGATCATCGAATTGTAAGCGTAGCTGGTTGCCGTCACCCGGTCCGCCTAAATAAAAAGTGCCAAGGCGCTTGCCCTTGTCGTTCGTCATAACGCCCAGTTTTGAGCTTGTAGCACGAAAACCGACGGGTATACCGCCGACGTTTAAGATTACAACATTTCGTTCACGGTCTGACCCTTGAGGAACGTAGCTGGGCGCACCTCGTCTCACGATTCCAAACCACCCCCACGATAGACCACCGAAACCGACCTCTACCGTGGAATTTACACGTCTAAACTCAACATATGCATTAGTTTGATTTGAGTTGATATTTCTTGGTTTAAATTTGACATCGCCAAACAATACCGACCAAGCGTTAGAGCCAGTTCCAGCAGTTTTCTTGATCCACTTCACCGCTCCGTTCTTTGCTGTCGTATCGGTATAAATTGTACCGATGTCAGCGTTCAGATTGTACGGAAAGCCTTGACCTTTCAGTTCTGTGTTGCTACTACTTCCAGAACCGACTGAACGCTTCAACTCTTCAAGATCGTTTTTCGAAGCAAGCTGGCTTGTGTCAATCGTTGGTAACTTGGATCTTGTGATAAACGGATCGCCACCGTTTTGCAATTTTGTATCGATGAGAGCGTCCAGACCGAGGTCTACGTGCTTCTCCTTGATATTCGTGGTCATCTGCGCTTGTAACGTGGCATACGTTGGAAACAACTCGTAAGCTTTGGTAGTCTGTAACGCTCCGCCTTGGTTGGCTTGAAGCGCCCCAATATCACGACCAATGGATTCTATAGCTTTTTTTAATTTATCCATTCAGCACCTCCTTAGAGGGTATTTTTAGCCGTTGTATAGATTTGTACGAAGTCAGTGTTTTCAAGGTCAGTAAATTTCTGGCCCAATTCAGTCATTTTGGACACAATCGCACTATCTGAGCTCCCGCCCGCTTGGATCTTTTCAGCGATTTCTTTAAGTGTGTCCAGCTCTTCTGGGACACCCTCGCCTAAAATAGCTGTTTTGACCCCTTGAATAGCTGTGTCCAGTTGTTGCTGTGTGATTCCACCTTGGCCGATTTCGGATTTATCAGCCTTGTTTGCTAGCGTGGTCTTGATTTCTTTGACGTCAGCTCCGACGGCTTGTGCGAATTGAGTTAATTTTTCTGTGTTTAAAGTCATATTTTTCTCCTTTAAATTTTAGCTAGATCGTAGAGTACGGTTAAGTCTGGCAGTTCTTCCGCTTGTGGACCGTTTGGGTGCTCTGCGATGTACTTGTCGATTTCTGACTTAACGTCATTTTTGACAAGGTCAAGCAACTCGCTACTTGTGTATTCGTCCGCTGAACGGGTAATGTCCAAGCGTGTTGAGCGATCACTTGGGAAGATATACCCATCACAAAGGACTTCGACCAGATAAGACCCAATCGGAAGTGGCTTGCTTATTTTAAAAGTAACTTTAGATTTGTCTACCGTACTTTCAAACGTTGCTTTCCCTTTTTGGTTAAAGATCCGTATTGTAGCATTTTTGCCATTTAGATCACTAATTGGATGCATATTTTCATCCAATAACTCATAACCAAATAGAGAGGCAGAGTCGCCTTGTTTGACGACTGCCCCTCCTTCAAATTGTTTAAGATTGGTAGAGTTTAATCTCAATTGTCTACCTCCATTTTAATTTTAGTTTCCGTTTTGACCTTGCGTAGCTTGTCCACGTTGTTCAATTGCTTCAACGACTGATGCACTGGCTTCTTCAATCGCTTTAGATACTTCTGCGCTATCTCGTGATTGGCTGTCAAGGAAACGTGTAAAATCTCCATCGTCAAGCTTCAAATGTTTAGCCCCGTTTGATTTTAATTCATCAACCGTTCCCATGCTACCAATACCAAATACACGACCATTTACAATTCCGACATATCCTTGCTTTCCGCTTGTGCTACGTACTACAAAATTCATATCTTCTTCCTCTTCTTTCTTGTTGCTTCCTTCACTTCCAATAATCACTACATTCTTATCTAACCCACCAGACAAACCAGTGCTAGTGAATTGCCACCAACGGGTGTGATCCATACTTGGATAGACACCCCAATATGGTTCTGGACGCACATCGTAATCGGGGTATGCCGCAATCCATAAGCTATTAGGATATCTAGCAGTAATCTGCTCAACATAGATATTAGCCAATGTATAAGGCTTGTAACTATAGTAGATAGGCTCGAACCCGTTCGCCTTGCAAACATCCATAAATGCTAACACCGCATTAGTATTGGCTTGCTTATTGCCACTTGCGCCATCTTCATAGTCACAAACCAAATAGCGAGGTCTTGATGGCAGATTAGCGATGAAATAGTTAGCTTCAGCTTGCGCTGTCGCTACATCACCACCGAACCGAGCGAAATGGTAATAACCAATGCAGTTGCTTGTATTGGTTTGTTGAGTGGCTACTGGGCTAATCCAACCAATACCCTCAGTTACCTTAATGATTGTGTTATTAGTTCCCGATGCTTGACAAATGCTAGTCAAGTCCGCTGACTGGTAAGCTGATACATCGATAAAGTAATCACCTTTAGCAAGCCCACCCGATTCGGTTTCTGAACCGTCAAATGGCAATTCAAACCAACCAACCATGCGTTGGTTTGGTGCGTTCCAATCAATATAACTAAAATTCCCTGCACTATCTAGGTTTCTGCGAACCTTACGAACCCATCCGCCATTATAGAGAGCGTCTGAATTGCCGTCTATATTTTGTTCGATGGTTGTGATCGTTCCGTCTGCGTGTTCTGCTGCCACGAATCCGATGTGTCCGTATGGATGGTTTGGAGAGCAGTCAGAGACGAATACAGATCCGACAGGAGGGTTATTAGAACCGTTGAAATATGTTACTTTAAGCCCTAATGCAGATGCTCTGTCCAACCCGTTTATAGCGTTTAAGTAGCTGAAATTGAGGTTGTACAATCCTTGGTACTGCAGAATGTTGTCAATCAAAGCCACGCATTGTCCACCATACGGGTTGGTTGGCACGGTAACACGTTGATTGACTACGCTATCTAACGTATCTAATAATTGTTTTTGAGTAGTCAAAAGACCGCCTCCTTTATGTTAATCTTGGTTAGGTTCTTCATATCCCAAAGCACGGCTTGAATCGCTCAATCCAGCGGTTGTTGGGTCATTGACGACACCGACCAAAACAAGGAATGCAAACAATACATTGACAAATACTAAGATTTTATCAACGGTTTGCCCAAATTCTAACTTAATGCCAAAGATATCTGCAAAGGCTTGAAATAGCAATGCAAGAGCTGGAACGAGTGCAAGCCAAAAGTTTTTATTCTTCAAGCGTACTGACCAGTTAATTTTATTCATAATGTTACCTCTTAATTATTTTTTGTTTTGAATTAATGCTTTAAGCTCCTTCATGTCCTCGCTCAAGGCTTTGACCTGCTCTGCGAGGATCAATAGAGACTTATTCTGTTCATCGTGGTTGTCGAGTCGTCTCACTGCTGTCAGACGAAAATCACGCATGTTTTCGATGTCTTTTTCGATCACGACCATGCGTTTCTCTTGTGCCACGACACTTCCTTTAAAATTTCCGTAAATTCCAAGTAAGATCCCGACAAAACCGACAATCATCGAGATGTCCTCCGGTGTAAAGTGGATCATAGATCACGCCCCTCTCTAATTAAAGTGTTGGTTGTGGTGTAGCTGTAGCCACTGGTTGAGTTTCCAAATTACTAGGAGCTTCTTCTTTTGGTTTGCTCCACTTCCAAATGCCGATTTTACCATTTTGGTAAAGGCTGTTTAATTGATCCAAGGTTTCACCCTGATATGTAAATGGTTCGTTCACTTGGATCATGATACGTTTACCTTCTCCAAAAGCTTCTGTGTGGTTTGGATCTTCAATCGTAAAGATCTCTTGTGGTTGGTAAGTCTTACCAGTTTCTCCAAGGTCCACAAGTTCAAGACCACGTTTAAATACAGTTGGATCAAGTGGATTGTCAACATCGGTCACACGGGCCAAAACGTTCCATTCTGCAACTTCTTTGATCTTCTGGATTTGGTTCGCTTTTTCTTCGTTATCCTTAGTGAGAGCTTGAATCTTGGCGATAGCATCGTTGTTAGCTTCGACAGATTTGTCAAGCTCTTTTTTGATGGCTACGACTGCGCCAGATGTATCCAATTCCATGCGGACGATGTTCAATACTGCTTCGACCAATGTCGCATCATCTTCAGTCATGCGATTTGTTGGCAAAATTTCCTCGAATACACGATATGGGAAGTCTTGCTTGATCGCTACCTTTGTGGTGTTAGCTACTGCATCGTATGATTTAAATTGTACTTTATAGTCCATTATTTAGTTACCTCGTTTTTATTTTTGATTTCTTCAAAAAGATCCTTCAAATCTTTATCAGATTCAAGGACAGAGCGATAGCTTTCAACTTTCTGAGCAAGTTGTGCTACAAGTTGCTGTGACTCAGTGAGACGAACCTTAAATTCAGCCTCATTGATCGACTTACTAGCTAGTTGATTTGCTAGTTCCGTGATAATTGCTACATAATCATTTTCGTTCATTTTTTTTACCTATATTATTTAATATGATCTCTATCGAAAGAAAAAGCGTCTAGCATGCCTTGCACTTTCGATTTCATTGCACTGGTCATATTTATTTGTCCGAGGGCATGCGCCCACAATTTCCACAAAGCAGCAACACTTTCTTCCAAACGGACGAATCCATCTGGATTATCTGTATCCGACTTAGTTTTTTTGGGAACAACAAAATGCCTAGCCCAAATTTCAGAAGATTTTCGCCAAGTAGCGGGGGAGATTCCCTGCGTAACGGCTTGCAAATTCCATCCCTCTTCAGACGCAGAATGTCTAAATTTACTTGTATCGCCAAAATATTTGATTCCATCTTCTCCGCTATTTGAGTTGTTATCAATAACGATTCCGGAAAAAGTGGTTGAGTTCCAGTTCTCCGTCCCACTTCGATTGCTACCGATTATTGTTTTAGAGTGCCTTTGCCCATTTTCGATGCTCGTTTCATAACGCATAAATTGTGTAGGGTAGCCGTTGAAAATCCGTCTTATAGATGCAGTGTCTGCCATCATATTTAACGAACTATTATCTAAATCAAATACCATCGATCCTGTGTTTGATTCAAGTCTTCCACCTTTAATACGTTCTGCAGAGAAGTCGATCGATGAAAGTTGTGTGATAAATGCCTTCTGTGAAGTCAACTCTCTAATAAATGCTTGATTTGCGAGCAATTTCTGGATCAATGCATAATCAACTTGTACCTTGTCTGCTGTCACTGCATTACTAGCCAAAATTGGTGTAGTGACTGATCCTGCTTTCATGTGTCCAGTTTCCACGCTCTCGCTTGCAATATGACGTCCTAAAATGGATCCATCAACTACCATGTCCCCTTTTACTTTAATCAATTTTGCAATTAAAGCAATGGATTCTGGCTCTTGTACTAGCAAGGAACTGATGGTTCTTCCACTAATTTCCTTACCAACACCAAAACTAATCTGTCCAGGAGTGATCTGGATATCCGTTTTTCTCAACATGTCACCCATTTGATTGGTGATTGTCGTGAATTGCCCATCTACTGTCTGTTTGTATTCAGCAAGTTTGGCTTCAATCACAGATGATCCGTTATCTGTTGGCGGTTGGTAAGCTCTCTTGAGAGATCCTTCATACACATCGATGTCACCAAAAAAGAGACTGGCTGGCTGTCCATTTGATGATCCAGCGTTGTCAAATCGCAAAAATGCTTCATCGTAGTCTTCGGAGTTGACCGTGAAATAGTAGCGTGTGATTCTATCTTGTGGCACAGTGGTCTTGTCAGCAAGAGTGAAAACTTTTGAAAAGTTTGCCGTCTCGCCTTTTTTTCGTGCCAAAAAGTAGAATGTGGCATTCTTAAGATTGTCTGATCCAATTGCATCAAATGAAATTGTGTATGTGGTATTTCTCTTGATGTTGAAGCGTTGGGATGCTGCTGCTTTAGTAGTATCACTTGCATTTTCAATCTTAAAGAGTTTTCTGGATTCATTGTAATAGATTGGACTAGTTGAGACCGTTACTATTGGACTCAATCCTGGATCATAATACCCCCAACCCTCTACATTTTGAGGATTGCCGCTATTTTTAAGCAGGTTCTCTCCTGCTTGCACGATTTCATCAATTCTTCTTGTGATCCCAGCAACATCCTCAGTGTATTGTGATTTAGCTACATAACCTTGACCTAAAATCTGTCTAGTTGCTTTCAGGGCGTCTAAAGCAGCTTTCTCCGAATAGGTCAGCATGCGCTGTTCAAGTTCACCGCTTGGGCCAGTCTTGGTTTCTAATTTAGTTAATTGAGTTGACAGGCCTTCCACTGTCTTCTCAAAAGTAGCCTGTGCTTGCTCTACCAAATAGTTTTGATCTTCTGGGGCAGGTTGCCACAAGCGGTCATTGCTTCCTTCATAAAAGTCCAATTCAGTCATGAACATTCCAGACCACACGTTTGGTCTTCCTTGATATTCAAAGAGAAGGTACCCTTCATCAAAAGCTCCTGTGTTGAAGCTAAAAGTTTTTTTGATGGCCTTGTCTGAATTAAATGCTGGCGATCCAGTCTTATCAAAAATTACTTGTGCTTCTTCAAAGTCATTTGTAGAGCCTTTCCTGCGTTTGCAAAAAGTAATCTTGATCCTTGCAGTATTAGCGTCAAATGCTGTCAAATTCAGCATATAATCTGTATTTTGTTTGACAATAAAGCGTGGACTATGAACAGATGCGCCACTACTCAATAGAAACATGCGTTTCTGTCCGTTGAAATAGAATTGATGAGCTGTGAAGCTCAAGCGTCCGTTGGCCTCAGTCCAATATTTTAGTCCCTCATCTGCTCTTGAATTCCTGAGCATGTTAGGGCCACCACTAACACCAATTGTGGTGAACTCTTCTTTGACTCCTGCCACCGTCTGTTCCACATATGACCGATCTGCTTTACCATTTGTGACATTAGTGAGGTCAGAGATGGCTTTTTCAGTCGTCTGCTCAAATCTGGATTGTGCGCCTTGAATCCCAACAAATTGGCTTTGCGTTTGAGCCTTGAAATCATTGATCAACTTCTGGATATCAGCATCGCTAGTCTTTAATTGATCAGTAGTAGTCTTCAAGCCTTGCATCTTCACTTCGATGCCATTGTATTGAGCTTTGAACTCTTCTACAATTTCATTTTTGTTAGCTTGATTTGCTGCATTGATCTTGTCAGTGACTTTCGCTGAGATTTCTTGCTTAACTACTTCAGCTTGTGCTTTGGCTTGCTCAATCCCGTCTGTGATTTTATGTTCCAGCTCTTTTGCTTGCTTGTCATACTCAGCATTAGCATTATCTACAAGCTTCTGCACTTTCGCTTCGTATTCAGTATCATAAGACTTCATTTTCTTATCAACAGAGTCGTTGACCATGCCTGAGATAGAGTCTGCTAAAGTTCTTGTTACTTCACCAAATCCGATGCTGACAAGCTTGATGCTCATTGGATTAAACTTGTATTTCGTGATCTTTTTTCGCAAATCGACATCGTAGCCCTCGTGGAAGATGCTCACGATATCAAACATATTTACTGGTTGATCTGCTTGGCCTACAACATCGATCTCAAGGCTTTCTTCGATCATGTCACACAGAGTTTCATGAAAATAGCGCTTGCCGTATTCCTCAAGCGTTTTTTGATCCACAACATCCTGATCTTGTACTTCCATATCTGCTTCATAGATATGCTTGTATTTATTGATCAGTGGGCTATCAATGGTAACGGTTAGGATTTGATCTTTCTTTCCTTCTTCATGTGCTTCAATAACCTTTTTAAAATGGATCCGTGTTCTCAACTCTTTAGTGGATTTTGATTCTTGGAACGACTTCATATTTTTCTTGTAGGCAAACAATGATTCGTTCTCAATCCCACCATGCTCTAATAATCGGACACTGTACTTATCCCGGACGAGATCTCCACCCCATTGCCCAACGATGGAGTGCTTGTCTTTGGCCAAGGCTTCCATCGCTGAGATATCTTTAAGATTGAGGGTGTGTTTTGACATCACGTCAGAAAAAAAGGTAAATGGTGTCTCCCGTTTGAATCCAGCAACAAGCGCATTCATCACAGTTGCTCCATTTACTCGATCAACATTGATCTTGTTGATCGAATAACCGTTTAACAATGTAGCTACTTGATTGGCATATACAGTGACATATCCGTGTTGCTTTTCGACTTCAAAGATAGTAAAGTACTGCTCTCCGTGCAAATCATCAGCAACTAATTCTGTTTCCGGAATTAACAATGCCCATTTTGGATCTGAGGTTGGAAATTTAAAGGTAAGCTGATAGGTGCTGTTAGCTTCCTGGACGATTTCGGAGCTAAAAGCTTCGTTAAGAGGAAAGTTGCCATCTTGCAGATAGATCATACTTTATACCTCCAGTTCCCTTTGATTGTGATTTTTGAAACCGTTCCCGAAACTGCAATCCCAGACATACCTGGAGCAATTTCGAAGAAACCGCCTCGTTTTCTCAATGTATTTTTCAGATTTCCATTTTTGTCGTAAACATTTTGTTTTTTGTGACGACAGTCAATTGTTGCCTTTGTATCAATCGTGAGTTGCATGGTTTGCTTCCCAATGGTTAGAGAGACATCGCCATTGCCCTCGATTGTAATGACAGGTTCAGAATATACCGTTCCTGGATTGTTTACTGTGCCGTTACCTGCTAAAGTGACTGCAGTATCATTATTTAAGTAACGGAATGGATGCATCTTTAACTTGATTTCTAAAGTCCAAGCATGCAAGCCGTTTTGTTTAAATGATGCGCTCTGGAAATCAGCATAAAAAATAGAGCCTGGCCGATGACTAAACTCTATTTTATTTTCTTCCGGCTTGAATTGATTTACAATCATTTCGATTTCGCTTGTTTTGACAACGTATAGACTTACTGTCTTATCGTACCCATCATAAGCTCCATCATAGAGATTATAATCTCCATTGGCTCCATAAATCGTATTTGATTCGACCCTTGGTGTTGCCGTCTGGTCTTCTCCAAAATCTGTCACATAGCAGTTTGGGATTGATCCAGTGTCAAATCCATTTATAATCATGTTAAACATTAGATTCCCTCCCTCGCCATGATTTTAGAATATCTTTGATAGCTGTTTTGTGCCAAAATGTCACCGTCCAGGTAAGTTTCTGACGGTTTTTCAAGGATAGCAGTAAGGATCTTTTCTAAACTTGCTCTCAGAATTGCGATCTCAGCAACGATATTTTCACCAGTATAGCTATTTCCTGTGGATGTTTCTTTAAATAAAAATTGCTGGCTGGCTTTTTTCATTTCTCGCAAGAATTTGGCATCTTCCGGGATGCCAACACCAGTCGCATATCTTGGAAAACCGAGATTTTTCATCAATCGTTTAGTTCTATCAGCTCGCAATACTTTGGATCCACGAGGCAAGTTGAGTACAACGTCCCGTCCGTCTGGTATGAATGAGCTTCCGTCTGGTAAAGTTACCATTTCTTTATAGACCGCATTTCGCTGGTCATTGACCATTGCGAGTCCACCTTCGTGGAAGTTCGTACCTTTTTCGTGTCTTGGTCCGAAAACACGGGAAAATGAGTTGACCACTTTATTTACTACTTCTGTAGCTGTGATAGTCGTGTGGTGACTTGTTGGAATACCGTTGATAGCATTGGTAGCACTGTTCGCAGCATTAACCGCACTAGTGCTATCGCCTGTTATGGACTTAGTTGGGCTTGGTGTAGCGTTCCAAGCGTTTTGATTATCAATCGCTTGTCTTGCAGCAGTGATCGCACCCGTTGAATCACCTAACTGTTGTTTGACAGGGGACGGTGTGCTATTCCATTCTTGTTGCTTGTTAATCGCTTGCTGTGCAGCATTATTCGCATTGCTTGGATCAGCGGTAATTTGTTTTGTTGGTACGTTAAATCCGTTATATAATCCTAAAGCGCCCATTGCTTGGTTAGTTCCAAGCGTTACACCGTCTGGAGTTGCAATCAAGTCCGTCTTATGGTCGGTAGGTAGTGTTAAGATGCTAGACATCGCACTAGCGATAGCGCTCTTGGTCTTGTCTTCTGCATCCAAGTTGACTACGTGAGCCATACCAGTTAACGAATCAACTGCCAGTTTTACACGTTCAGCCTTATCGCTCGCAGCATCTTTTAAGATCAGTTCTTTCTGCTCTGGTGTGAGTGTATTCCAACGCTCAATGATCGCAGTAGCACGTTCACCCGATGATAGGAAGTCAGTATTCTTCATTAAGAGTTCTTTAACTTCCGCTGGCATAGCATTGTATTGTTCTAACAATGTTTTATTATCAAGGATGGCTTGCATACCTTGATTGTTGCCTACGACCAATTCTTTTTCTGCTGGAGTTAGGCTATCCCATTTACCGACTTCAACCAAGGCTTCACCGATTGTCATCTTGGCATTTGTTTCAAGATTGGCATGCTTGAGAATAAATTGCATATTCTCCCAGCCGTTTTCAGCCTGCAATGCTTTTGTGACTTCTTCCTGAGCATTGGTCTTGACTTGTCCGGTTTTAGGATCAAATACCATTCCGTTCCACAAGAGATTTGCATCTCTTGTCTCTTGTGACATATTCTGTACACTTTTAGCCACAAGACCGGATGAACGACCTACGATGTCAGCAAATTGGTCTGCCTTGGCCATCATCTTGTCGTAATCAAGACCTAGTTCTGCCCAGCTTTTTCGTAATTGGCTAAAATATAGCTCACGTTGTCGATCATCACCGAAATTAAGAGGGACTTTTTCGCTCAGTTTCTTTTGAAGAGCGGCATACTCACGGCCAAATGCTTCCATTTTGGACTTGTGTTGAGCACTTAACTCTTCCAGTTTTTGGTTATATTCAGCTTTATTGAGAGTTCCTTTGTCATACTCTTCTTTTAAAGCTTTTGTTTGGTCTTCGTAAAGTTTGATTTCATCTTTCAACCATTTAGCAACGACTCCGGATCCTTTCCTTAGCTGGGTTTCGTTCAAGTCGTTGATTTGACCATTCATCGCTTTGATGATGGCTGTGCGCTCATCTGCAGAAAACTTCTGTATTTCCAGTTGTTTGTTGATAAATTGGTTCTCATAGTCGTAAATGAGAGCTTGTTCTTCACGAGTGATCTTACGTTTTTTGTCAGACGCATTTTGATAGATCTGGATGATCTCATCAGTCATTGTCTGTACGTTTTTCTTCTGCTGTTCTGCTTGTGCTACAGCACGTTTTTGGACTTCTTCAGAAGCTCCAATTTTCTCAAGGTTTTTTTGAGTACGTTGGAGATCCTTATCAATTGCCTTTTGCAGATCGCTCGAAAGTCCTTGCACACTCTTACGGACATTTTCAACGGCCTGAGATCCACCGTTTCCAAAACCAATCATTGCTTGATGGGCATCATCGATTTTAGCTTTTAATTTCGATAGTTCCTCTGCTTGGACCTTGTTTACCGAAGTTCCCCAGGTCCGAGTCCTCTCGTCTGCATCTGCCATTTCTTTGGCTACTGCAGCAATCAAACCGATAGCTACTCCTCCTGCTATAATACCCCAAGTAGTGGTACTTCCAAGTAGTGCAATCCCTTTTGCCAATAAGCCGGTAGAAGCTACTGCGCCTTCTGCAGCAGTGCTTGTCGCAGTGATACCAGTAGTTGCGGTTTTAAATGCAGATGAAAGACTGCTTCCTTGTTTGAACAGTTGGAAGGTCTTTCCTAAAACAGAAAGTCCACCTCCGACTTTACCAATTCCTTGAGTAAGGAATCCGATACCTTTAGTGATACCTCCGATAACTCCGATACCTTTGCCAAGGATTGATAAAGCTGGGCCTGCGCCTGCTACAAGTAATCCCCATTTAATGATATTCTGTTGCTGAGACTCGCTCATTTCACTAAATGCCTTGGCCATGTCCGCCAATTTTTGGACCCAAGGTTTTGCAGCTTGCAAGCCAGAGTTCATTGCTTTCAGAAGCGGTCCGCCAAATTCAATTGCCAAATCAGTAATCTGGTTTTTAAAGATTTTTAATTGAGATTCTGTAGTCTCATAGCGCTTTTTGGCTTCGTTCGTGAGGGCTGTATTTTCTTTCCACGCTCCATTTGCAGTTTTTAAGGCTCGTGATAGCAAGTCTCCAGCACCAGCCATACGTTGCATAGTATCTACTTCTTGAGTTGATTTGATACCCAGTTCTTTTAAAGTTTGGGTTACATCCCCACCAGACTGCTTGACTTTTTTCAATCCGTCAAGAAATGCTAATAAGGCGATTTGTGGTTCTGTTTTCCACTCATGAGCAAAGTTTTGAGCGCTCATTCCAGATACTTTCGCAAATAATTCTAGCTTTTTACCACCAGAAAGGACTTGCGTGTTGATTTTTTGCATGACACGAGAGAATGAGCTACCCCCTGCTTCTGCGTTAATACCCACGGAACTCATAGCAGTTGCTACTGCTAAAATCTGCGGTTCAGTCAATCCTACCAGATGCCCTGTACCTGCTAACCGCAAGCCCATTTCCAGAATCTCAGATTCAGTTGTTGCAAAATTATTTCCGAGGTCAACAATGGTTGATCCTAGGCGTCTAAATTCAGATTGTGGCATCTGAGTGATGTTTGCAAAACGGGCCATTGCGGTAGCAGCTTCATCAGCAGTCAAGTTGGTAGATTCACCGAGGTCGATCATGGTTTTCGAAAAGTCAACAATGTTTTCTTTTTTGATCCCTAACTGACCTGCCGCTTCCGCTACTCTCGCAATGTCCGCAGCACTCGCTGGCATTGTCTTAGATGCCTCACGAATAGCATTTGACATCTTCTTATATTCGCCCTCAGTAGCGTCAACCGTTTTTCTAACTCCAGCAAAGGCAGACTCATAATCCACGGCAGCCTTAACTGCAAATCCTGCGCTTGCAATCAACGGAGCTGTCACTCCTTTGGTTAACGTCCCTCCAAAGTCAGAAACTTTCTTGCCAAATTTTTGGATGTTGTCTCCACTTTTAACAAGATTCTTCCCGAAGTTTTCCATTTTACCAAAAAAGCTATTTTCACGTCCAACAGCTTTCAAGGCTTGCTCTACTTTGTAGAGTTGTCCTTCCATTGCTGATAATTTTGCATTTTCTCGCTCAATATCAGCAGCAGCTTTGTCAAATTTAGCAGATCCAGGATCGAGCTTGTCGAAGTTCTGCTTCATTTGATCGAGTACTTTCTTTTGTGCTTCAATGGCCTGTCCTAAAGACTTGTATTTTGCTTTGAGGAGTTCAGTACTCTTACCATTGTTTTTCAATGTGCTATCGAGCGCTTTGACATTATTTTGGAAATACTTCACAGCGTTCTTTGCACTTGTTAAGCTAGGATTGAACTTTGACACGTCCAGCCCTAGTTCGATATACATTTGTCCTAGTGGCGTTCCACCTGCCATTTTTCCTCCTTTTACAAACAAAAAAAGCCCAAAGAGGCTTTATGCTTCCATTTCTCCAAAAATGTCAGCTAGATCTAAAGACGCATTTTCGGTTTGATCTTTATCAAGATCAATAATTCCGATCAGATCTTCCCAGCTTAATTCCATCACATCATGGACATTCATGTTATATGGTCCATCAGCAACTTCCTTAACGAATTTGTAGAAACGTTTTAATGCATTTTTAGGATCTATTTTTTCCCCTTTGGGTCCACATCACCCACAAGATGAGCATAAATTTCCGTGAACACTTCGATGATTTTAGCAAAATCAGTATGTTCTAGTAATTGCTCTACTGTCACATTTTCGAATAGTGAGGCAATGAAGCCTAATTGTTGATCCAATTTTTCGACTTCTGTCTTGTCTGATGTGAGTGAGTCGTTCAATACAAGGTAATCACGATAATCACGAGTAGTAATTTCTTTACTAGAGTAAAGTACATCTTCTCCAGCTTCGTTCTTCATGGTAAATGTAATTTTTGACATTGTTTGCCTTTCTATAATTAAAAAAGCACCGAATGGTGCTTATTTCATTTTGTCCAAGTTTTATTTAAAAATTCAATTTTATTGACATCATTATCCGAATGGTCATTATCCATCGCATAAAATATAGCTATGGTTGCCTCTTTCCCGGCTTGTATGACGACACTTTTATCCGATTGAACAGAAACGGTATCATCGTTAGACATAACGGAATCATAAGCAAGATAATTTCCTTTGTCATCGCTCGCAAGGAATTTACCTGGATTGAATTCAATATTCGATGAGTCGTTATTTTTTATAGTCAGTGTTACCGTTACTGGGATGAAACTTTTAGAGTCATGGTTCATCGCAAGCATTCCGGAAGTTTGTTTTTTCGGTTCGCTGACAGCGATTTGAGTTTTGTCGAAAAGAACTCCGTCACCAAATTTGTAGCTAGTCAATGAATTCATTCCAAGAACAAAATCATTTGCTTCCAGAAATAAATCGTGATCTACATTTGATACGTATGTAGAGAGCTTATCTTTTACCATCACAGCTCTATCTTTTTCTTCCTTTACGCTCTCCAATTCCTTGTGTGTCTTAGAAAGTTGGTTGTTGGAATTTACGAGCATAATAGCAAGTACAATGGAAACTAGAGTAATCATAATTGTTGACGTCAACAAAACTGTATTTTTCTTATTTTTCATAACAAAACCTCCACAACTTATTATATCAATAATTGTAAAGGTTTACAACGATATAAAGATAAATAAAGGGGCTAAACGCCCCAATTATTACCCTGCTGCTGCCATACCAAGTTTTGCTTTCAATTTCTTGATTTTTGCTTCATCGCTACCAAAGTACATTGTACCGTACTTGTTCTTAGTTTGCTCATCAGTACTTGCGCCTGCAGCAAATGATACATCTGTAGTAGCAAGCTCATCAGCTTTATCTTTGATCGTGTTAAGATCGATTGCATCCATTGACAGATTTCCTTTGTAGAATCCGTAGTAAGCTCCACCACCATCTGGAGTGTTTGATTCGAGCAAGATAGCGACATCTTTTGAAACTGTGTCAGCTCCAAAGTCAAGGATGTCATCATCGTTTTCGTAGCCGAGAGCTTTAACGTAAAGCGCTACTGGAATGTCCAAGAGACCAAGATCTACTTTGACATCTCCAACCCCACGGTTGTTTACATGGTAAGCGATGTTGCTTCCGAATGTTTTTGTAGGGTCAACTGCAAGACCGGAGATTTTTGCGGTTTGAGTCGCACCTTCTCCTTTTTTACCTTGGATGATAAAGAGGTTTTCTCCCTCTGTGATGGTTTGATTCCCATCCAAAATTCGAACTGTAAGGCTTTTAAAACCAACTGTAGCAGTTCCTTGTTTTTGTTGTGTCATATTAAATTTCCTTTCTAATAATCGTCATACAGCTTGCTCTTCCCTTTGTAAGTTCTGGCATCTGCATAGCGTTTGATTTCAGGGATCCATTCATCTAGACCCCCAGCGATTTGGTAGAATCCTTGCGATTCCATCACCTTTTCGACTAACCCTTGCAATTTTTTGCATTCAATTCGGTTAATCGATTCAACGTTGATTTGATAAAGAAATGTTTTTGAAAAGCTCGTATTACTTCCCTGGTCACTTTGGATAGGTGGCCCTAGTGGGATAATAACAATACTCGTCTGATCTGTTGGTAAGGTTTCAGGGCGCTCAAATGATTTGATAGTGATCTTAGAAAGTTCCTCATCGCTCATCAGAGCATCATATATTTCTGATATCTTGTCTTTAATCATCCAAGCCCTTCTCCTTTCAATTTAGTTGCTAACCTATATTTAAATTTTTCTTTGTTGGCTTCCGAAAATCTTCGGATAACACCAAATCCCCTTGGATGGGCCTTTTTGGCATATCCAAATTCATTCAAATGCTCCAACCGCCAACGTGAGCCAGCACCAAAACCAAGTTTAACCATTGGCACTCCTTCAAAAGCACCCGTTACATTTCCGACTGTTGCGCTTTCGATTGTTTCTCCGGTCTTTCTAAAAACTTCTAGAGCCACTTGAAAATCTTCGAGTGTTTCAGTTGCTGCGCTTTTCAAAGCTCTATTCGCAGACCTTCTCACTTTCGCATCGCCAAGCTTCGCTTCTAAATTCCGGATGACTTCATCGAATCCTCTTAATGTGGCGCCGCTAGTCATTTGATCCACCAATAACAACAATTAAATAATCACGGTTGTCATAATCGGGACGAACGTCAATGATCTGCCATTTTTTATTTTCTAATCGGTGATCATTCACTTGTACAAAATGCTTATTATCAGGTTGATAACTTGTTAAAGGGTCTCTAATTTTTAAGGTCATCTTTGCAGTCATTGATTTTCCTGTTGAAATTTCGATATCCTTTAAACTAGGTGAGTAGATTTTTGCGAATGTATAAAATACTTTCTCAAAGCTCACATCCCGGCCATCTAATCCTTCAAGTACTTTTGAGTTATAAAACTCTACTGGAGTTCTTAATTCGCTTGTATTGGTTTCTGGCTTCTTGTATTTAAACTCAGGTTTATTCATCTTCCACAACTACATCTTCGTTTGTATTGTTCGAAGCTACTAAATCGTATTCTTTCACAAAATCAGGTAATTTCTTCATCAATTCGTTCTTTCGATCATCATCGACTTCAAAAATGTCTCCAACATGTCGGACAACATTTTCTTTTAAGTCAAAGAAATCTTGGATTGTTTCTAGCACTCTTTTCCTCCTATTGGGTGGTTTTGAAGTGATAACTCAAGGAGTTCTCCTTGAAAATTTGCAAAGAAAAACTCGACCTGATCATTGTACAAATATCTTGCACGTTCCAAAACAAGCTCTTCAGTGCGAGAATCTGACAAATCAAAAGCTCCTGTTAAGTCGAGAATTGCTTTTTCGGATGAAACTAACATCCTTGAAAGATTCCCGTCTTCGGCATCATGAAAGATTTTCATCCGCTCCTTGAATGTTCCTAGAAGCGGATGAAGTTGTTTTGTTTCTTCCATTCGGTGTCACCACCTATTATTTAATTTTCAATACCCAGACAGCAGCAGTCTTTTCATCGTGAGCCTTACCGTAAGCAAATTGCTTAGCAGTATAGAGGTTCAAGTCTTCGAGAGCGTAAGTCTCTGTGAAACGACCAAACTCGATTCCACCACCTACGAATGCATCGTAGCGACCTTTTACGAATGTAGTCACTTTACCAGCGGTTTGAGCAACTGATTCAACCAAGATTAAGTTGTACGGCATTGCAGTCACATACGTTCCTTGAGCGTTCAAGGAAGTGTATTGTTTCTTGACATCCCACGCATCCGCTGGATTGACTACCATAACAACATTTCCTTCAACCGCCACTGGGTCACCGTTAGACTTAACAGAGTGATGTTTGTACACCGCAGTCAATTCTTTGACAACTGTTGCAGAGTCAGCAAATGTAAGGTTCGCAGTTTGGGCCTCTTTTTCTGCAAAAGTTGTTTTATTGCCAGCCGCAGTTCCAGTGAGGGTACGAGAAAGACCGATGGGCTTGCCGTCTCCGTCACCGTTCAAGAAAGCAGCTTCCAACGCAGCAGCGAACGCTTCTGTGATTTGAGTGGATACGAATGATTGCAACCAAGCAGGGCCGAATTTTTCAGAATCTTTAGGAATGACTACAAATGCAGTCAATTTGTTTTGAATTGCTTCTTCTTCGTTGAAGGCTTGTTTCAATTGGCCTTGAATTTCCCCGTTGATCTTGCCCCAAAGAGCTGTTCCGGTCTGAGTTGATTTGAGGAATTTAAGGCGGATGCCAGCATTACGCAAGCCAATATGTTGCAAGAGCGGGCGAGATTTTACCATATCATCAAAGATACGGTCAATTGTTTCTTGTGGGAAGAGTTTTTCTACTCCTGCAGGGGCAGTTTTGTCGATGTCGTTGAAGAATTCACGAGCTTCCGCAGTCAATTTAGCATCATAAGGGTTCATTGCTGAAACTTCCTCATGAGCAGCATGACGAGCTTGCTCCATCATTTCGTTAGTCATCGACTCGATCATTTCATTGTAGAGTTTCGCTTGTTCTTCTTGAGGTGCACCATTTGCTACAGCGTTCAAAAAGTTCTGACGAATTTCGTTGAATTTGTTTGATAATTTCATTGTCATTATTATTTTTCCTTTCTAAAATGCAAAAAGACCGAACCCTTTAGGCACAGCCTTGTTTGTGTTATTTTCTGGACTTTCTGGAAGGGTGAATCTTTTCTGTACAAATTCACTATTTTCAAAAGACTCTTTTGCAATCTGTCGAGCTTCTAACTTATTAGCTACCAGCTCAGCGATTTTATCAACATCAGGAGTCATTGCCGACTTCATCTTGTCGATAAAATCATGTGGGATCATTGGAGTTTCGCTTGCAGCAAATGTAGGAGCAATTTCTCCAGCGAACATGATTCTGTCAGCAAATCCTTGATTTACTGCTGATTCAGCATCGAACCAGGTAGTCTTGTCCATCAGATCCAATAAATCATCTAATGCTTTTCCGGTTTTATCGACATAAGCATTTGCGATTGATTTATTAAAACCTTCAAGTACTCCAGCTTCGTGAAGTAGAGCGTTGTGGTCTCCGTCAACTCGTGATGACACGTTGTGGATCATGATTTGAGCAGTAGGGCTAATTTCTACGACATCACCAGCCATTGCGATAACGCTCGCTGCACTTGCAGCAATTCCCACGATTTTAACAACTACTTTCCCTGAGTAGGCCCGTAATGCAGTATAGATTTCGCTACCTGCATATACATCTCCTCCCCCTGAGTTGATGTGAACTTCAATGTCCTCACCAGTTTCCGGTAATACTACATTTTTAGGAGCGGTACAGTCCCAACCAAACCAATCATAAAGCCAAACATCATCGTTTGACACGATTGTTCCTTTAATCGGAATCACTTTCATCTTCTTTCTCACCTCCCTTCTCTACATCCTCACCAAGTTGATAGTTCTTAGTGATCAGAGGCTTGTCGCCCCACGGTACAGCTTCAAGGCCAAGTTCCTCCCGGACCTCATTGATAAGCATGGATCCCGAAGAAATTAGCTTGTCAATACTTTGAGCAAGCGAGAATTTGTCTCTTTGCCCTTCACCAACAATGACTAGTCGCTTATTGTCCTTGTACTCGCTTTTACTTAGTAAAGCAAAGTTCAGACCATCGCTCATTTTCTTCACAAGCGACTGGTAGCAATAGCTATTAAACATCTTCTGACTATTTTCCAGATTAGCCATGTCTCCATGCATCAGAGCAGTGGGAATCCCTAAGATGTCGGCTACCTCATCATCGAATTGCCTACGGAGCTTTTTCAGCTCATCTACAGACAAATTCGATGTACCTGTAGTATTGGTTAGCTCAGAGTATTCCATCCCCTCTTGAGCTGGGACAATCGCTACTGTCTTGGTCGTAAATGATTTAAAGAGACCGTCTGCATATCGTTGCATCTTTTCACGTTTTGATTCGTCAAAACTTGCATTCGTTCTAGTACTGAGTACCCCACGGATTTGATTATTCCGTGCAAGTGCTTCAACCAGTCGAGTGTGTAGTTTTTCGTAATCGTTGAAGAGTTGAGTGAAATATTCTTGAAGACGATTGTTGTTGTATTGCAAGAAAATGACTTCATTCATCTTGAATGGTTTCTGGAAAGTATAGTTTTGACAACTCACAGATGTGAATGTGTCATCGAACACAGCATATTTCTGTCGAATGTATGAGTCGGCAATCAATAACTGATCATCATTCGACAAGAAAATTAGTACTTCGTTCTTGGTCAATAAGCGATAAACTGCCTTTTGCCAAAACTCAGAAGCTGATTCATTTTTATTGGGCCTTACATTTAGCAGATAATCCCAATCAGTAGCCTTCTTTTTCCCGTTATCGATGAATTTAAACTCAGATCTCGCAAAGATGCGGGCCACAAACTCAGCAGCCTTGTCAATTGACAAGCTCTTTAGTTGCAGATTTCCAAAGATCCGCTCCAGCTCATCGAATTCAAAACTCGGTTCTGGAACTTCTCGCTTGAATAAATTTAGCCATCCCAAGGCACCTCCTCCTTTCTAAAATTTTATGCCTACCACCCACCCGGATTTTTTTATCGTTTAAAGAAAGACTTTTTGGATTGTTTTAGTTCCTTCTTGATTGATTCAAACTCTTTATTTGTTTGTTCGACATTTTGACCACAAATATCTTCATGTCGTTTCACGGACTGGCTTAAAGTGTTCAATTCAGCACTGATTGAAGCAATCTTGTTCAATAATTCCATGTTTTCTTTGCTTACTACTGCAAGCTCACATTCAAGCCCTTGAATCTTTTGTTCAAGTTGTTGTTTCTTCTTCATTCGTTTGTTCATTTTGTTGTCCTTTCTAAAATTCCCAATCTTCGATCACATCAAGAAAGTCTCCAACAGTACTTTCTTGAATGATTTCTCTCTTGTAGAGAGCAGCAATAAAGGCATGGAAGCCGTCAGTCTTTCGTCTCAACGGTTCCTTTTTCAAAAATCTCTTGTTTCCGTCTTTGTCTTCTTTGACAAAGGTATTATCGGTATACCAGAGCATTGATTTGTCGTTTTCGAAAATGAATCTTTCGTTCGCAAATCCATCTTCAATGATTGGAGCCACCTTCGACTGTATTGCTCCTGGATTTCGCAAGAATTCATACTCAAAATCAGCTTCTTCCAGCAATGGTTTCAGCAAGTCCATTCGAAATCCATCAGCGCAGACAATTTCGATATTGTACAACTTGCGCCACTGGATTAATTTATCAACAAGTAATCTTGGATCTATACTTGGACCATCTACAATAGTGAAAAGCCCTTGCTCCTGCCATTCACGGATTGGAGCCTTGATTTTAAACATATCCAAAAATTGCTTTCTGGCAAAACTGTGTTGCTTCCAGATAAACTCATCACCATTTTTAAAGAGTAGTCCCACACTTGCAAAGTCTCTGATGCTTGCATAGTCGAAACCAGCGACACAAGATCTTCCTGAGAGATCTATACCAGGGCTTCTCAATGCAGCCATTAACTTTTCACGAGTGGTCACATCTTTTTCAATGTCAGCTTCTGGCAGATTCATCCGTTTTGTCATAAACTCTTGTCTGCCTGACGGTTCCAATTCCAAATCATCATAGTCAGCTTTCGTTCTAGCTAATAGACGTTTGGCATAGGGAGTTGTTTCGTCAAGCATAGGATTCGCTTTTGGCCAGTTGCTCATATCATCCACTTCTTCCGGATCATCCAACTTACAGATAAAAGGGAATAAGCGGAACTCGTCAAGTTCGCCATTCAAGATCTTCATAGATTTTTCAATCATCTTGTCGTAAAACCCTTCACGAACGTGTCCATTTGTACCGTTGTAAAAGGTGCGAGCATGGGCAATTTTACCAAGTCCCGATCGCTGGATTTTAACAGCAGAGTCATTTTCAAACTGGTGAATTTCATCGAATTCAAGGCAGCCATCACGAGCCGAGTCCATTGTCTTTGGGTTGTTTGTCCGATAAGAAAAGACCGAGTTATTCCCTCGGCCTGTAATAGACATCTTTGTCAAATAGTAATGGTCTTCCAATCCTCTTCGCTGGACAGTCTCATAAACTTCCTCAAACGAGACCTTGCCTTGCTTCTCAGAGTTAGCTGTGATAGTCACATCGTAATCTCTGACAGGATAGAGAGGACTGATGAAGAATGCGTCCCGGCTGGACATAAAACCATTCTTTCCTCCCCCACGAGCAAGGGTCAGCAATATTTCATCAAATTGAGGTTCGCCATCTTCTTTCCGAAAAAGAAAGATAAATGGCGTGATGAACTTTTGATACTTAGCCAGTGGAAAGAAATTCTTCTCGGTGAACTGGATATATTTCTCAATCAAATCATTGTCAAAATATAAATCATCCCTCGGATAGATTTTTTCCTTGATGATTTTGAATAAGAGTGAGCGTTCTTTGTTGACTTTGATTTTTCCTGATTCGGCAAGTTCGATGTATTCATCAATCAGAGGATGAGAAATCACAACAGATCACTTCCGTCCGATGGTGGTTTCTTCTCGACTGGTGAATTTTCAACCTCAAAGTCAAATGATCGCTCAATCGCTAGTAGCTGATTGCTGGTTGTATTGATTTCTTTGATTAACGAGTTCGCTTTTTGAAATCTTTGCTGACCGTTATGGACGGTGATGACTAATCCATCTTGTTTGAGTCGTTCTTTCAACTCATACAGTAAACGGACCAGATAGAGATAGCGATGAACTTTCTCATACTGAATCGCATCTTTCTTTCGTGTGCTGAAATTGCCAATTTTGGAAAGTAACTGATTTTCCAATTCTTTTATATTTTTTTCTGAGTATTCTTCCATGAGCCCCCTCCCCCTTAAAAAATAGTGCTTTGCATTTGGACAATCGACCCCTCCCACCGGTTCCCAGAGACCGATTTTTTTCGATTTTTTTCGACCGGGGGGTCTTTAAGTTTTTCAAAATTTTAAATTTTCATCCCCACCATTCGTCAGAACGAAAATTTTTATTTTGCAGTTTGGATGATTTGCGAAATTGGAAGCGATGATGTCGCTTGTTATGACACTCCTTGCACAGAGTACGAAGATTGTCTATATCTAAAGCAAACTCTGGATAATATTCCAGCTCTTTGATGTGATCGACTTCGAGGTTATCTGTAGTCACCTTCCCCTCATCTCGACACCAGACGCATTCAAAATGATCTCGACTCATTGCTTCGAGTCTTAATTGTCTCCATGATTTTGAAAGATAAAACTCTCTGCGACTTTCTCTTGTCGAAACATCTACTTTCAATTCTCAAATCCTCTGTAACATTTCATACTTTCAATTATCTATTTCTGAAATTCATTATATTATTTCTGAAAACTATATTGTTTTTCTCTCTTGAATTAGACATATCTTATATTCTGTCTGATTCGCCCCAGCATTAAAAAGCCAGTGAAATAAATGAATAGCAGGTAACTAATAAAACTAATTAGCGTTTTACTCGTTGTGTCTAATTGATAACTATAAATCAAAATTAGACATGGCTTTATCTCGTTGATCTTGTCTAATTCCAATGTACCTCAGCGTGATCGCAGGAGATGAATGATTAAATAGATCCATGAGCATTGCCACGTCTTTGGTCTTTTTGTAATAGTGATACCCAAATGTTTTTCTCATCGAATGGGTGCCAATGTTTTCAATTCCACATTCGATAGCTGCGGTCTTCAATATCCAATCGACTGTCCGCCTGTCAAGTGGTTTGTTTTTTCCGATGCGACTTTGAAATAGATAATGATGCAGTGGCATATCCTTTGTATACTCTCTGACTTCTTTTTTTAGATTCTTTGTCATCTTGAGCTGTTTCCTTTTTCCAGTCTTCTGCTCTTTGATTTTGATATACCAACCTTGCACATCCTTTACTCGTATTCGAAGGATGTCGCCCACTCGTAATCCGGAATTGATGCCAAATAAAAAAAGCAAGTAGTTCCGCTCATTCCATTCTCGCAGATATTCCTTCATAGCTTGGATATCATCCTTATCCCTGATTGGGTCCACAATGTTCATCGACTCACCTCCTTCCAAGGTAAAATAAAAAGCCAGCATTGCTGACTTACACTTATTGAGAATACAGGATTCGAACCTGTGTCCCTGGATTAAAAATCCAGTGCTCTTGTCCAAATTAAGCTAATCCTCAACCAATTTTCTATAAGGAGACCTCTCTTCGGTTTTACCCGATGATATAATTTTACCACCTTATTTTTAAATTTTTTCCACACTTTCGACTGTATTTTTAACTTTTTTCCAAATTAATATTAATCTTAGTGTTCACAGATAGTTCATAGATTTTCTTTTCTAGTCCGCTAAAGAATGGCTCAATCACTTCCTTGTAGGCAAGAGATTTACTGCAATGTAAGTATTTGATTGATGCTCCCTCCACAGTTAGAGTTCCATCAATGTACACTTCTTTGATTGCAGCCCATTGTTTTGCTGGTGTCAAAATCTTGATAGTGCTGATTGCTTCTCTGAGCAATTCGAGACGATGCAGTTCTGGATCCGATTCTTTCTTGATGATATCGGATAGAGCTTTCGGAGTCATTACCTTATTGCTCTTAATCCCTGTGTTTGGATCTGTTGGTTTCCAAGGTACTTCAATTTCTTCAATCCGTTCCTTAATTTCTTTCTCGAATGGATATTGCTTCAGGGCTAGTATTAAATACCCATATCTACTTCTTAGATTCATTCATTTACCTCTTTGGTGTAGACTTCCACAATTCCTTGCAAGCCCAAGCTTTCACGATAAGCAAGTGCGTCATGTCTATTTTCAAATTCTTTCTTAATGTATTTAGCTGAATGTTTCGGGTCCTGCCAGCTCGAATGACCATGATACTTTCTAACTACATATAATTTCATTTACCCTCCCTGTTTTTAAACGCAATCACACCAGCCCAGACTAAGCCAGAGATCCAGACTGCTGCGAATAGTAGATATATAAAGTTTTGTAGGTCCATCTTACTACCACAATACACCTTTCAATCTGTTAAATTTTTCCTTTGGAATATCTTGGTTGATAGTTATCTCAAAGTTTCTAAAACCAAATTCACCAGCAGATAATTTACTTGCATTAATACTTCCAGATTTAATGTTTCTAGCATCTGGAATATAATCTTCAACAATATTCCCCAGCGCAACAAAGGTCTTACCACCATCTGCGCTGAATTTCAAGCCTATCGGACGGCTGTTATACATTTTACGGTACTTTCTAATCAGTCGTTTCCTTGATTTATTTAGTGACATTGTCTTGACTCCTTTGTAATTCTATTCCGCTCAATTCTTAGTTTAAGGTGTTTATCGCCAAAAAATACTAGTGTTATTTCTTCTTCCCACTGGTTCTTAGTATATGGGTATCTGTCTGGTCGTGTCATATTACCACCTCATGTATAAATATTTCGTATCAATATCCTGTTCTAAAATACACTCTTTCAACGACTTCAAAGCTTCCAATGCTCCGCTGACTGTCCCCCATTTGTTTTCAGGTTCATACTGAGTATACTTCTCTGGATACCGTTCTAACTCAGATATACCACGGGAGATATTATCTAAAATATCAGCAACATTGTATGTTGTGTTTTGGTTAAAATCCCAATTCATGGCAACTCTGAACATTTTTCCAAGATTGTAGGTTGGAGAACTATATTTAGGTTCCGCAATGCAAATATAATCTCCATTTTCTATTTTTGCCAATATTTCCAAATCATAACTCATTCTGTTACCTCCAGCAATTCGGGATTTTCGTAAATGTTGCCGATGATTTCGAAGTGATAATAAGAGAGATATAGTGGTTGCCATTCTGTCACTCTGTTCTCCAATTCATCTACAAATTCGTAGATAAAACTTGCATAAGACCCGTGCCATTTAACAATGACTTTTCTGCCGTTATAATCAAGAATATCTTTTTCAAAAATCTCCTTTCCATTCTTATCTTTGAGTCCTGTGGATTGCATGAGCTCAACTTTGTCAGCGCTACGTAAGGAAGTAACACCGTAGCCAATTGATTCAAACTTACCACGATTAAAATTAATTGCTTCCACATCATACATTTCCTTGCTAGTTTTATCCCACGCTCTAAATTTTGGAATCATCTTGCACCTCCCATAAAATTATTGGCAAAATTTTGCACTTCAGTATCAATTATTTTATGTCTATAATTTAACAATGGATTCATGAGGTCATTTCTCACAGCAGGCCTCAAAATGATTTCATTTGTTTCCAAAAATCTTTTACCGTTGATTTTGATTTTTACATCATACCCATTTGCAATATGTTCGAGGTCGTTTTTAGATAAATATATTTCAAATCTACTCATTCCGTTACCTCCTTCAACTCTCCATCCCAATCGCTGGCAGGGTGGACGCATAATTCCGTACCATTGTAATAAACAAATTCTTTTTCACCATAATTATTTACTAAAACCCAGCCTTTTATGTTTTTTACACCATCAAAAGTCGTGTGTGTATAGTTTGCAATTTTCATTCTGTTACCTCCTTACTTTTTTGAATTATTTCTTTTAAAAATAGGGTTCTTCTTTTCTTTTTGCTTTTGTTTATGGAAGTTATTGTCTTTTTCAAAAACAGATTGTTCATCTTCCGTGATTTTATTCATGCTATATGGGGTTATTTCCTTAATCTCCTCTTTTTTAGGTTTTACTGTGATTTCTAGAAGGAAAGATTGATTTGGAATTTCAAGTACGAAAGTTGTTGTATTGTTGTCATGAGAGTTTAAAAAATTACCAATTTCAAGAATAAGCTCAGTAATACTGCTTCCAAGTGTTAATGCCATCACTCCACCTCCTCGATCTCAATCCCCGGACAATCAAACACCCAGCCAAAACTAGCGTCTTCAAGTTCTTTTTTTGTGTGTTTAGTGTATATATTCATACCTGTGTGTTCATCTATTCCAGCTATGATCCACTTGTTACCGACACGATTCAAATAGCACATATTGCTACTAATCCCTTTCATCTTCACTAGATACCGCTTTTCTTTCTCGACCTCGTAGCCGTCAAGCCAAGCACGAGCGAAAACATCAATATTTCCAAGTGTGTAGAACCATTCATAAATTTCTGATTCTTCCGATTCTTCAGTAATATGGTCGAAGGCATCATCCAAATCCCACTCATAGTATTTTGCATCTTTTATATAGTCAGCCACAAACTGCGGAACTGTGACTTTCTGCGGTTCGTCTAGTTCCCGTAAATCTTCTAAAAAAATTAGACGAGCGATTTCTGCTCCTGGGTCCTTACATACACCTTCAAGCTTTTCGTATTTCTCAATTAACTCCTGTTTATTCATTTTCCCACCTTCTCAACTTCCATACCTTCGCAATCAAACACCCAACCTAAACCTAATTTTTCAAGATCAGATTTTGTAAAATTAGATCTAAAACTTGGATCGAAATGTATACCTAGTTCATCATTGGAAAGGTATTGTTTGGTAGCTTTAAACTTAACTGTGTACTTTGGTTCTTCTTCGACTGTGTAATCATTTGCCCAAGCTCTGGCAAAGGTGTCTTGATTGCTTATGTCTTTTAACCAAGCGATAACCTCATCGCTATTTTTGGCATAAAGCCTGATCGTGGCTGTCTCTAATGCAGAACGTATGCTACGTCTATCTACCAATTGAGCCTTGAAAATCCAATCACCTATAAAATTAGGAACTTTTACTTTTTGTGATTCGTTTATTTTTTTAAGATCACTGATAAGATTATGAATATCGACCTTGTTCGTAAAATTAGATATTCTTTCGCACCCTTCTATAAAATCACTTAAATTCATTTTCTTTCTCCTCATCAAGGGGGAATAATCCCCCTCACATTAGTTTTCCTTTTGTTTTTAGAATGACAAATAATTATAATTTTTATCTAGCACTCCCATCTTATAAGCTTTTTCTAAGACGGGTTTGAAAAGTTCATTTTCTAGCGTTTCCCTATATCTGACCGCTTCTTCTTTTGTATCAAACCTTTTTTTATACTTTTTACCTTTAAAACATAGGGAACCGATCCACTTCCCTCTTTTTCTATCAAAAGACACTCCTTTACGACCACTTGTATTTGTAGTGCTTTTTCTTATCAAAGCAAAAACGCTCGTACCTTGTTCAATGTTTAGTGATTTCTCTGAATACTCTAACAATGGAGCTATCGAACCTTCTGAAACACACGGGATTGTACGTAAACATCCGCAACTTTTTGTGACTCCGCTTTGCAAATTACCTGAATTAACAATGGTCATATTTCCACATTCGCATTTGCACAAAAAGTTCGCACGACCTTTTTCAAAGCTTATAACGTTGATTACGGTTAGTTTTCCAAAAACCTTACCTGTTAAATCTTTATATGTCCGAGAATTAATCCCCCGAAACTTTTTAGATCTAACACAACCACAACTTGTGGTTGCTCCATTTCTCAAATATTTTCCGATTTTAATAACTTCTTTTCCGCATTTGCATCGACATAAATATCTTTTTCTTCCGTTTGCAGAATCTGCACGTTCGATTACAGTTAACCATCCAAATTGTTTCCCAATCATTTTTTTATCTAAATCCATCATATCTCACCCTTTACTTTTGCATTTCTAGAATGGCAAATCACTTTCATCAATATCCATCGGATTTGCGTAGTTAGGTGGCATCTGTTCAGTCATACTGTTCTGGTTGGCAGTGTTATCACGCTTTTCCAAAACTTGGAAACTTTCTGCGACAACTTCAGTCACATATACACGCTTCCCATCATTGCCTTCATAGCTTCGAGTCTGAATTCTTCCTGTAATTCCGACCAGCATTCCTTTTTTGGTCCAATTGCAAAATCTTTCCGCTTGCTCTCTCCACATCACACAGTTGATGAAATCTGCATCATATTCACCATTTGCATTTTTAAAATTTCGATTGCATGCAATATTAAATTGTGCTGTTGCGATATTGCTCGGTGTATAGCGTAGCTCTGCATCTCTGGTTAACCGACCAATAAGAGTTACATTGTTGATCATTATTATCCTCCAACATTGTTCATTTCAGCAGCTTCCTTAACTGCTTCTGCCTTTTTACGTTCCTGCACTTGGTATTCCCGATTTAATTTGTTTAGGATTACCTCTTGTGCAGTATTTTGTTCAGCAAAGCGCTGAATACTTAATTCATGTTCCTGAATGGTCCACTGCATATCCTTGATTGTTTTTTCTTGTTCAACCAATCTGGAGTTGAGATTGATGGCAATTACCAATGTAACTCCTGCCAGCAATACCAAGTTAATGATTAGCCAATCGATTTTACGTTTCATCTTCGATTACCCTTTCTAGTTTTAGATGTCCTGCATTTCTTCCCTGCTCGTTTAAGTGGATGTAATATTTAAGTAATGCACTATCTTTTCCAGTAATTTTGCTCAATTCCTTTAAAGTCCCTGTACAGATATACTTATCACGATCATATAACTTATAATCAGCAAGTTCTTCCGGATCGCCCATCAACGATTTTTCCTCAATACCGAAATACTCGCACAATTCTTGGACATGGTTGGGATTGATGTCGTCTTTGGTGATCCATTCTTGTATCGTATGTTCACCACGATAAAGATTTCTAGAGAGTTCTTTGCGAGTAATACCTTTTCCTAAAATCAATAATTGTAATTGCTGACGAAAGTGATCCATTTGATTTTTCGTATAATGTCTCATAACTTTCACTCCTGCTTAACAATCGCTGTCTTTTCGAGATCTTCACGCTTCAAATCTGCGATGAGCCAGTCTAAGTACTTCTTTGCCTTGTTTAGATCTTCCAATCCGTTTTTCTTTTGATAACGACAAAGATACTTGATGACATTTCCCCAATAAAATCCCCGGACTTCTTTTTGTCCTCCAGCAAAATTGCGAATAATGTCAATTGATTCAAGACCATATTGTCCACAGTAGTGGTTAGGTTTATTTACTTTGTCAAAACCATTGTTTAAAATTTCTTCTGTCATTTTAGACGCTCCTCCTTAATCCATACACCATCTACTAATTTCCCTGTTCGATTCTTGATTTCTTCGTAAGCGATATTCAAGCACTCAACGAAGTCATGATGCAATAATGCTGAGATTCGCATCAACTCATAAACAACATTTTTTAGTTGGTATGATTGTCGATTGAAATAAGCTGCCAATGATTGGTCCATCATTACAACGAAATAATCTTCTGACTTTGCTGCCTCGGAAAAAACGAATATATTGTTTTCTGGAAAGATTTCTTCTGTCTTAATTCCTAATTGCAATGTCAAACCAATCAACACTACGGTGATGTCCCCAATGCTGTCTTTCGTAACAGCCTCATCATTCTCTGCCAGTCCTCGTGAAAGTTCACCGATCTCTTCATACAATTTCAAAAATTGCTTGTTTGGATCTTGTGTTTGCAAATTTCGGTCATAAAACCAGCGCTGAACTTTTGCGATTAAATCTTTTAATTGTTTGTTTTCCATCAATATCTCCTGCTTTCTGTATCCTCTTTGAATTTAAAAATATGTTTGCTTGCGCCCTTGAAGATCCGGTCAGCAAGGGCCTTGTTGTAAATTGTTTTAATATCGTTGCTCGATAAGTTTGTATTGAAAAATGTTGTTTGACGATTATCCAAGATTTTAAACAGCACTCGCTGTCTCCACTCATTCGCTTCCTTGAGGTTCCCACTCATGCTACTTTCTTTCCCCAAATCGTCAAAGAAGAGAAAATCTACATTGCTCAGTAGATTCACAGCATAACTTTCTGTGAAGTCCCCTCGACCATTGAAGCTTTCTTCAATCTTTGAGAAGAGCGCAGAAGTCGAAATGAATAGCACACTCTTTGGTTGCTTGCATTCTTTAAATTTTTCATTTAATGCTTTAGCTATTCCAATGGATAAATGGCTTTTGCCAACTCCTGGAGGACCGCTTAAGATCACATTTCCTGTTTCGTACTTCAGATAATCTCGCAACATCCTTTTTGAGAAGTTCAAAGCTTGTTCACATTGCTTATTTCCAGCATAGTAATTATCAAGTGTTTTATCTTCCAACTCCTTGGAATAGATGCTCTCACGATCAAATACTTTGTATGTATTCGCTAGAATGGACTGGATAACTGCTTCTTGATTTAAGTGTTCCTGTAATTCATTGATTCCTTCTTTTTCACATTCTGGACAAATGTGGAGTAATCGCTGGGATCCATCAATCATGACTTTTGCATTGATCATCTTGGATCCATGCTTATTACATATTTTTGGTTCACTAGTTGAACCTACTTCATAATCCTGATGCATTAAAACCCTAACCTTTCGTCTTGTTGTTGACTTGATGCAATCGAAGGCATCTTCTGATTTAAGTATTTTTCAAACTTACTTGCATTAAACAATGTGTCTGGAGTTAAATACTTGGACATTTTGGAATCATTCTTCCACTCAAGAGTTTTTACATCAATAACATGTTTAAAATCATCTATTGAGTAATTTTCACTCAAACGACCATTGATTAGTCTTTGAGTCGATTTGCTAGTAGGTTTAAAATGAGATCCTGTTTTGTCATTTAGATATTTGATAATTTTGTCATAGACATCAGATTGAGCTTTTTGCTCCTTATCTATATCTATATCTATATCTATATCTCCGTTGCCTTTTGTTGCAGTCGTGTTGCATTGCAACGCTTTTTGGTTTTCTCGATGCTTTCGAGACCTACGGGTACTTGCTGTTTCGCTTCCTACCATTTCCGGAACTTGTTCGAGATTAAACTGATAATTGTCTGATGTAGTCAATAATTTTTTCTTCGTCAAAAACATCAGTGTTAATCTGATTGCTTCTGGATCTTCGTCTATTAAGAGAGATAGTTCTTCAGCTAGATCTTCAGCTAGACCCTCGAAATATAACTTCCCTTGCTCTGCTAGACTTGCCAGCATCATTTTTAGGTAGATGATTGTGATTTCTTCTCCCCCAGGAAGCTTTCTCATGAGCTTCATTTCCTTCGAGTTGAAAAAATCGTCTTTCAATTGTAGCCAATAATACCTCCGATTTTCAGTTACCATATTAAGCCTCCGTATTAGAAAATTTTGCATATTCCTTGTGAAAGAATAGTCTGACCGTGCCAAGGCTACCATGCCTATTTTTCTCAAGGATCAATTCTGTTACATTGTCTGGTTCCTCCTGCTCCTCACGATTGTAGTAGGCCTCACGATAAAGAAAAGCAACAATATCAGCGTCCTGCTCAATTGATCCAGATTCTCTTAGATCAGACAAAACTGGCCTCTTATCATTTCTTTGTTCTACCCCACGAGATAGCTGACTCAATGCAATTACCGGAACTTTCAATTCCTTTGCTAATATCTTCAACTGTCTGGATATTTCAGACACTTCCTGTTGCCGATTTTCTCGACCTCTACCAGTGATTAACTGAAGATAGTCAATTACAATCAATCCAAGGCCACCGGTCTCTTGAGACAAGCGCTTGGCTCTGGATCGAATCTCAGTGATTTGAATTCCTGCTGTATCGTCAATATAGATTTTTCCTTTTGCAAGTTGTTCCTGAGCAAGGATCATCCTGCGCCATTCACTTTCCGAAAGATTACCTGTCCTTACATGGTATGAGGGAATCAATCCTTCGGCTGAAAGCATACGCTCTACAAGACTTTCTGCCCCCATTTCAAGAGAAAATATTGCCACTGGTTTTCCGGCTCTTATTGCTACATTTTGGGCGATATTTAGAGCAAAAGCTGTTTTTCCCATCGCTGGCCGTGCTGCAAGAATAATTAAATTATCAGTGTGTAGACCAGTCGTGATATTGTCGAAATCTGTAAAGCCTGTTGGTGTACCTGTTACATCACCAACACGTTGTGAGCGCTCGTCAATAATTGACTGCGTGGAATCAATGACATCAATAATTGGACGGAAGCCAGTCTGCTTGTCATTTGCTATGTTTGACAAAGCTTGTTCAGTCTGGACAAGTATGTCATTTAGGTCTGATTGACCATCATATACATTGGCTATCGTTTGATTGAGATCTTCAATAACCTTTCGTGCTCTCGCTTTTTCGGCTACAACCTTGGCATAATGCTCAATGTGAGCACTGGTTGGTACAGCATTGATAAGACTAGCGAGAAATGCCATCCCACCGATTCGATCAAATTCGCCTATTGAGTCAAGTGCTGATTTAACTGATACGGGGTCGATTGGTTCTCCCCTGTCCGACAAATCTTCCATGATTCCAAAGACGATGCCATGTGATAGTTTGTAAAAACTTTCTTTTGAGAGGTGCTCTGAAGCAATTAGGATTTTATCTGGATCGACAAAAATTGATCCGATTACTGCTTGTTCAGCAAGAATATCGTGAGGCAGGATTGTGTTGTTTTCTGCCATAAACTAGCTCCTATCTACGATATCCGAAACGCATTGCTTCCCGTGCTTCTTGGATACGTTGTTGTTCAGCGATCATCTTCTTTAACTCTCGTTTTGATTCCTTGCACCGCTCACTGATTGAACTGATGATGATCATTTGGAATAGGACCACGATGATTAATACTCCGACTAAAATTTCTGCTAACATGTTAATTCCTCCAATATTCTTTTATAAAAATAATTCCTGTGTTATAATTAAGTTATAGTTCTTTCAAAGTGCCTTTCTCAAGGCGCTTTTTTTATTTTTGCAAACTTCGACAGAATCGCTGAACATCTTCCAAATTATAGAGATACTTCCCGCCCTTTCCGGACTGTTGAAATTGAAATTTCCCTTGGTCTCTCCATTCTTCTAGTTTAGTTCTACCCCATCCGGTCGCTTCCTGTAGCTGTTTGATCGGCACCCATGTAATATGTCTGCTTGATCTACGCTTAGCTTCTTCCATAGCTTTGATGTTGAGTGAAACCAGCTCTTCAAAGAGTTTATCTTTAAATTCAGTTCCAAATAATTCTAGAACCATGTAAGCCTCCTTACCCGACTAAACTCATCTGTCCGTTTCGGGCTTTGATTTCTAGCTTGGTATTTGCTGATGGCTCCCAACTATCCCAATAGTCGAAAGCTTTTTCCTCGTCCTTGCGCTTCAATAAGTCGTAGCGTGGAATACGGAAATAGTCCTTGAAGTCTTTAGCAGCCTGAGAAAATACAGATTGTGCAAAATGTCGGTCACGGTATGCCTGGCTGTCTTTACCACCGAGCAGGGCCACGACCTTTTTCTTGCGTAGTTTTTCCAATGCCAGACATACCGAAGGGTTGACTGGTTGCTCATTCTTCAGATAATCAACATCGGCTGATAAGATGGACTGGCCTTCTTTCAGCTTTTTTAATTCCTGGAGCGCATGGATCATTGCGTCTTCTACCACTAACTCGGTAGGTTGAATTGTCACTTCATTCATTATTCAAATTCTCCTTCTAAAATGTTGCTTTCTTTGCGGATATCGTTCAGGTCGTTGAAAAAACGAAGCCCTCGGCTGATAAAACTGTCAAATTCATTTCGGATGATTCCATCAGCTTTGAGGACTTTTTCCTCATCTGCATAGATCAGACCACCCATGCTTGCTAAAAAGTCATTACCCTTCTGCAATAGGCTTGTGATGTTCTTGTAGGCTGAGATTTGCTTCTGTACGCTGTTGAGTTGCCCTTGCGATTCTTCAATCGCTCGTGTCAATTCATCATACTGTGCGGATTTCTTATCGACATCTTCACGCTGAGCCAGTGTGTCAGCAAGTTGCTTTTCGATGAATTCGGATCGTTCTTCCATGGCCTTTACCGTTTTGGAAAGTTCCTTATTCTTTTCTAGCAACTGCTTGTTTAGGTCCTGTGTGGCTTTGTAATCTTCCGGGATGACTTCCTTGATGGTTTCCTTGACTTCGACCTTGGAAGACTTGATTCTCTCGTTTTCAGCCTGTAGACGCTTGTTTGCAAGCTTGCTGAGCTTGAGTTTTTTCTTGACTTCCTGCAGCTCTCGCACTGTTGGAGTGTCACCATCTTCGATGCGTTGAATCTGTTCTTCCTTCTCTTCTTCTGGCAGAGTTGCGATCAGATGAAGTGCTGTTGTTCCTAAATGTCGTAACGTTTCGACATTTGGAAGTTCTTTTGCTATTTTCATTGATTTGTAAGCAAAATCTTTGTCAAGTCCAAGATTTTCGTGCCACTCTCTGAACTCACCATGAACCAGATTATGTTCTTTCACATGATTCAATCGTCTGCCAATTTCCCAAATCGACTGGCCAGCTATTTGCTTGTGATGACTGATTTCAAGTTCTATCTGAGATAGATTATTTGATAAAGCTATTTCGTTCACACGCTTTTTCCTTCCTAAATTTGGTATAATAAAGATAATAAAGTTTGCGGAGTATAATCATGACTGAAAAAATTTGTTTTATTGTGACTGCTATTGGTGAATCTGGTACACCTACCAGAGAGCGAGCCGACAATGTATATAAGTATCTTATCGCCCCTGTTTGTGAAGACCTTGGTTATAAACCTGTTCGTGTTGACCACGTCAATGCGGTTGACAACATCAACGAAACGGTTATAAACTACCTCAAGACTGCCCCTATGGTTGTAGCAGATATGACGGATCATAATCCCAATGCATTTTACGAATTAGGTTTCAGACAAGCTCTTGAACTACCTCTCGTCCCAATTATAAAAGTTGGAGAAAGACTCCCTTTCGACGTTATTACAACCCGAACCATTTTCTACGATACAGACGTATCAAAGATAGAAGAATCAAAAAGTAATCTTAAAGCTAAGATACAAAGTTTTGAAAACTTCCAAATGCCTGAGAGTAGCTTTGATAAAAGCGTTACATTAGATGCTCTTGATGATAAACTAACTAAAAAACTAGACAAAATACTAAATCTTCTTGAAAAAAATCAGTCAAACTCTTCTCCCGGAATCATTCGTGGTTTAAATTTAAACGAATCACAATTTGACTATCCGTCATTAATTAAACGTTCTGAAGATATGATTACTCAGATTCAGAACCCGCTATCATCCCTCGAAGATAAGAAATAAGTATTTCCTGCTGCTTTTGGATTTCAGAAATTTCTTCAATCTTCCCGTTTATAAGTATAATTGTCCTCAAAACATCGTTGAGGGCATTTTTTTCAATTTCTTTCATTCTGTCCTCCTACTCCTCAAATTTCTCCCATGACTCATTGATTCGCAATTTTTTGTTAATGCGAAGTTTTAAGTCATCGCTACCTTTTCCTTCTTTGAAAAGTTGAGTTATTGTAGCTGGACTTACACCGACGACAGTCGCTAAGTCTGATCGTGACCACCCTCTTTTTTCGAGAGCTTCCTCTACTAATGAATTCCATCGTTTATGTTGTTGGCTCATCATATTGTCCCTCCTTTCTGCTTTTTTTTGTAAAACAGTAAAAGAATTAGTCAAAAACTTTATAAAATTCCTTGACATTTTTTAAAATTAATTCTAAAATTAAGGCATAGTTAAAAGACATCTTAAAAACCTTTTATCTCTAATGATTCTCGCTCGCCAAAGCCGTCATTTTTTAAAAAGCTTTTATATGTTGTTTTGCTAACTCTTTTACTTTACAAAAACTATTTTAAAACTAATTCTAATTTTTGTCAATAGTTTTTAGAATTAATTTTAAATATTTTTTGTCGTATCTTAGAAAGGTTGATATATCAATGTTTTCGACGTTCGATAAAATTAAAGAACTTTGCCAAAAGCAAGGGATTTCGCTTAACCAATTAGAAGAAAAACTAAATTTTAGTACAAATTATCTTTATAGTATGAAAAAGGGAAATCCGAAAGCTGATAATCTTCAAAAGATCGCTGATTATTTTAATGTGTCCACCGACTACCTCTTGGGACGCACAGAAAATCCAAACATTGCGAAAGATGGTGATGCTTCTGCACCATTGGACCTCAGAGATATTGCTGCACAATCAATGTTATTTGACGGAAAACCATTGACGGAAGATGACATAGATTTCATTACAGCAGTTCTGGAGGCGCACTTGAAAAATAAATAGAGGTATACTATATGACAGTACAAGAGCTTTGTGCCAAAGAAGGTGTGAATCTCTGCTACTTTGATGGAAGCAATTGGCACAGCCCGGGCTTCTTCAATCCTGCGTTGAATGTTCTAGCACTCGACTTTAATTTGTCTGTAGAAGATCAAAAACAAGTAGCTCTTCACGAGTTAGGACATAAAGAACACACTCCAGTTCAATATGAGTTGAACAGAGAGCTTTGCGAATTACAAGCTGACAGAAGTATGATTCATCATTTGCTTGAAGAAGAGCTGAAGTTGATGGATGATGTAAGAGATTTCAATTATCTGCATTTCATGGAGAAATACAGTCTAAAGACCATCGCAAGTGAAACGATGGTCAAAGACGAATATAATTCACTAGTTAGTTAAAAAGGAGAAAAGCAATGGCTATTTTTGGGAAGAAACACGATGAATCAGAAGAAATTCAACTCTTTGAATCTACTGAAAATGAGAAGACATTTTTCTTTGCTAATCAAAAAACTCTAGTAAGAATTGATGATTATTTCATTCGCATAGCTCGACAAAATACAATCAGCAATACTTTGTTGCAAGGTTTAGATGGGGAAAAATCTATACTACTATCAAAGATTACTGCTTACCAATTGAAAGAACCGGGTAAAACAGTAGGCTATCTTCAGTTGATTTTCCCCGGCAGTATTGAGCCAAAAGGGGGAGTGTTTGATGCTGTGAAAGATGAGAATACAATCACATTCAACAAAGAGGATAAGGCTAAAATATTAGAAATCAAGAATGCTATTGAGAAAGCACTGATAAACAATTAAGAAAAATAAAAAAGCCCTGCACTCAACATTTGGGGCGTAGAGTACAGGGATACTGTTAAGGCATAAAATAGGCTTGAAAAAGCCCTTTTCGCCATGCCTATTGTACCAATAAACGAGGAAAAAGGCAATGGAAATAAAATCTTATAAAAAGAAGAATGGTGAAACGGCCTACGGTTTTAGGATATATGTAGGCAAGGAGAACGGAAAAGATAAGTATGTCAAGCGTCAAGGATTTTCAACTAAAGCAAAGGCACGGGCAGCACTCTTGCAACTTCAAGACGATTTAGAGAATGGGGAACCAGCAAAGAAAGAAATTACAATTGAGGAGGTTACAAAGAAATGGCTCAAAGAGTATGCTGACACTGTTCAGGATAGCACTTACATCAAGACTGAAAGAAATATCAAAAATCATATCTATCCTGTTTTTGGTAGTCAGAAAATAGCTTCCATCACCCCTCTTCAATTACAGGAACAGGTCAATGAATGGTCTAGAAAATTAGTGTATGGGCGCAAGTTGAAAGGTCTGATGAATAACATTTTTAAGTATGCCATCCGTTATGGCTATATTTCAGCCAATCCTGTTGATAGCGTGACCACACTTGTCAAAAAAGAGAGTGATTCTTCTAGTGATTTTTATGATAAAGATGAGCTAAAATCATTCATGAAATTAGTGGATGATACGGATGATCTGAGAAAGAAAGTCATGTTCCGTCTTTTTGCGTTCACAGGGGCCAGAAAAGGGGAGATTTTAGCTCTCAAATGGACTGACTGGATAGATAACACCTTGAACATAAATAAGGCCATTACAAGAGGATTTGAGGGCGAATCTGTGGGGGGTACTAAAAACAAGAGTAGTGTCCGACTGATTAGCCTGGATCAAAGAACAATTGATCTGCTATCAGAGTACAGAGAAATGAATCCTACTGCCACTTTCATTTTTGAAAGTCCTGAAGGAAAGCCTATTCCAAGTTCATTGCCCAGAAAATGGCTTTTGCAGATTGTCAAAGGCACGGATGTCAAGCCTATCAAGATTCACGGTTTTAGACATACACATGCCAGCTTGTGCTTTGAGGCAGGCATGACACTGAAGCAGGTCCAGCATCGTCTTGGTCACTCTGACTTGAAGACAACTATGAATGTATACACACATATCACCAAGCAGGCAAAAGATAACATTGGTGAGAAATTTGCTAATTATATAGATTTTTAAATGTTTCAGTTATCAGGACAGACTCTTTTCAAAAAGGGTCTGTTTTTGGGTCTGTTAATTTCAAAAAGGTATGGGAAAGAATAGAAAATATAAAAATAAAAAACATTGAATTATCAATGTTTTAGAAAGTTTTAAGAAGTTTCAAAAAGTATATATGGAGCCGGTGGGAGTTTCTAAAACTCAATCATATCGCTGTTTTTAGATTTTAGGGTCTGTTTTAGGTACTGACTT